CCCCCCGCCACAAGATCAGACTATAAGTAACAACTAAAGAGTAAACGAAAATGGAAACGAAGAAGATCATCGAAGCTTTCGGGCTGACGTTTGAGAGAATTGATGACATGAGCGGTGTGCGCTACCAAGCTAAGGTGTCTAACGTCGCAGACAACGTAGCCGACATTAAGGGGGTACTCCTCCACGTGATTGGCAAGGCGATTGAGGCAGAGCCAATGGTTGTGTCACATCCTTACGGTATAGCAGCTCAGATCTCAGATGAGTACGACGGCTATCTCTATCCAGCAATTGCTATCAGCGAGCCAGCCGAAGACGTCGCCGAGTACCTCGAAGACAGCTACACCGAGGTCGCCCGAGTATTGGGTGACGGCACTGAGATACGACTTGGCACGCCTTATCGCACTGGCCGGCCCGGTGAGAAGGACGGGGAAGAGTGGGACAAAAAAAGAAAAAGAAGCGCCCCGACTGCAGTAGGTAGTCGGGGCGTTCTCTTCATAAAAGAAGGGCGAGGAAGTTTCCACCTCCCCGCCCTTGTTAGACGTTGCGAGATTATGCAAATAATCACGTACATCTGTGAGCATAAGCTCGTTTAAACTCAGCACCCCGAAGGGTGGACGTGTCGTAGAAGCGTGCACTCATCTACACTGCAAAGGTAGGCAAAGTTTTGATACCACCAAACGGCAAAGACCATTTTCGTGACCTCACGAAAATGATGCCTCGCTAAAGCGCTCATCCTCTCAATGTTTGGACAATGTTTGGACATTTGCAACGCACGAATATACAGCTACTTAGTGCAGTTTACAGCCCACCAACGCCACGTTTTGGTCTGTTGTTTGGACAGATCTTGGACAATTACAGCCACCGCAGGAGCGGTAGCCACAGCTTCCTCGACACCCACGCACCGAGGACGAGTGCAATAGCCAGCAGGGGTGCAAAAGCCTTGAGGCGCATAGCCTGCCAAGCAGTGAGCTTGGCGGGGACTTCCACCACCTCGGTCACTCGGATGCTGTCTACTCGCCCTGTATTGATGGTATCTACTCTCCAGCGGTCACGCCAGCGGTACACCTCTTTGACCTTGTAGATAGTATCACCCGCCTGCTTCTCGGTGAGGTAGATACTATCGTGTACGTAGACGCTATCGAGGCGCAGGCGGTCACGCCACTCTACACGGGTGCGCTCTACGGGGACGACACGCACCCTCGGGGAGCAGGAGGTGAGGAAGTAGCCCAGCAGTGCCACGGCCACGACCACAAGGAGCGTCTCCCACCAGCTTAGTTTATTTGCTTTCATCGTAAATATGTGTAAATACTTTGTAGGGTAGCAACAGCTTGCTACCTTTGTAGGAGAGAGGAGCTGGAGCTGGAGATTGGCTTTCAGATTTCGTCATCATAGATCCTATCCAGCCCCGCCCCTCTATGCGCCCTGCCGATTGGTGGGGCGCTTTCGTTTAGGGCTGGGGCTCGCCAGCCTCGGCTTCAGCTTCAGCCTTGGCCTTAGCTTCGTCCTCTGACTTCCACTGCGCCTCTAAGGCTCGGGCTTCCTCCTCGGGCATTAGCTCGTAGAGGTGCGCCTCTCCCTTTGGGCATCGCACGAGGTAGCCGACGCTACGCTTCTCACGACTTACTACCATCTGCCCATTTGGGGCTTTAATTCTCACTGAATGCGAACGTTTCATAATCAAGTTGTTAAAGGGTTATTTATAATTGAGCGTCCAGCCCTTGTCGCTGGCCGTATCTCCGAGATCTCCAAGCGCCTCTTCGTTTACCTCGAGTAGCTTACGGCTGAGGTCGATTCGCTTACCGCTAACCGTCTGAACGTTCTCAAGGAGATAGCGTGCGCTATCGATAGAGAGCTTGGTGCATGCGGAGAGGTCAATGCTTACCTTAAGCCCCTTAAGGCGCAGCTCCTCGAGGGAGGTGCAATTTGTAAAGGCGTTTCCCACATCCCCGCACTCCGAGAGATCCATGATGGCGTCGACTTTTCGCAGCGAAGAGCATCCGTAAAAGGACATATTCATACTTTTCAAGCTCCCTCCAAACACGGCGGTCACATCTGTAAGATTGACGCACCCAGTGGCCATCTGATTGATATTCTCAACATTAGAGCAATCTCCAAGACTAAGAGATTTAAGCGCCTTGCATCCAGATACGAGAGAGTTAATATGTTTGCACGATGGGAGCCCACCAATCTCTAGACTCTCAAGGAGGACGCAGCCGTCGAAGGCTGACCCTGCCGTAGTGACTTTAGCCATAATTGGCAGCTGCGCAGATGTCATCGACGTGCATGAGAAGCACATATACGAGATGTCTACCACTTCATCTACCTCCATAAGCGTTGGCATCCTTTTCAGTCTTGAACACCTGCCGAGCATATATCTCAGGCTAGCTGGTGCGTAGCCTCGGTACACCCTCAGTGCCGGAAATTCATCCGAGACCCAACCTAGAAGCTGCTGATCTTTGAAGATGTCAATCACTGGATCGTGGATCTCTGCGAGCTTTGTGGCCACTGTTGACAGACCATCTCCTTCGTTGATGTCTACGCCGTGATGGCGGAGTGCCTCAATGATCTCCCTGCGCTGTCGATCTAACTCATACACTTGATCTGCTGTCATATCTGTTTCCGTTGGTTTAACTCCCGCTCCCTTTAGGAGGCGGAACAGGAATTGATAAAAGAAATCGTTCGCATTTGCCCACTGCTTCTCGGTCATTGGCGTGCTGTCGGTGGTCGTAGCGCGGTAGGAGGCATAGGCGCTAT